AGACCTAATGATTCACTGAATACTTTACAAGAGAAGGAAAAATAAGCTACAATACTAGGTATATTACAGTCTACACTTACTGATTTCAATTTTATTAATGATCGGTGGAAAAAGAATGCGGAAGAAGAAAGACTTTTAGGAGTATCTTTAAGTGGTATTATGGATCATCATATACTTAGTAATGAGAAGAAGCCTGAAAGAATGGAAGATTGGTTAAGTGCTATGAAAGAAACGTCTATAAACGTTGCGAAAAAATGGTCTAAAGAACTTCAGATTAATATGCCTGTTGCAATTTCGTGTTGTAAACCTAGTGGTTGTATTACTTCCGATACAAAATTGCGAACTAGTGAAGGTATTTTATCAATGAACGAGATATTTGAATCTAGTGACATTTTAGCTAAACAATTTACTAAAAAGTCTCTTAGAAAATCAGCATACGAGATGTGTAAAAATGAAATTGCTGTTGACGTTGATGAAGAAGAAGTTAGTAATTTACAGTATTCTATGATAGAAAATGCTCCTAGAAATGTGTGGTTTGATTATTGTGGTGATATTAAAGTTTATGATGAGAATAATGAACTGAAAAATATAACTAAATTGTATTTTAATGGATATCAAGAAGTTTATAATATTTATTTTGAAGATGGTAATGTATATACATTTACAGGAAATCATAAACTTAAAACAATTAAAGGTTGGAAACGTGTTGATGAAATTACTTTAGATGATGAAATTATTATTTTTGAAAATGGATTGAAAAATGAAATTGGAATTTGTGATGTTACAAAAGAAGAAGAAGAATTTACTGTAGATATAGAAGTTGAAAATACCCATAGTTATCAACTTTCGAACGGAGTGGTATCTCACAATACAGTATCATTACGTGTAGGTTGTGCTCCTGGCATTCATCCAAGATGGAGTCAATATTATATACGGAGAGTTCGAAATTCTAAAAATGATCCAATTACTAAATTTCTTATGGATAAAGGAGTACCTTGGTATCCCGAAAATGGTGAAACAAGAGACAATTATCTTACTGCAGTCTTTGAGTTTCCTTTAAGATCCCCTTCAAAACGTTGTATTATGAGAGGTGAAAAGAGTGCTATAGAACAATTAGAACATTGGAAGATTGTTAATGAAGTTTGGTGCGAACATGAACCTTCAATTACAGTTTACGTAAAAGATGACGAATGGCTTGAAGTGGGTGCATGGGTATATAAGAATTGGGATATGATGTCAGGTGTTTCTTTTCTACCTTATGATAACGGTATATACAGCTTAACTCCTTTTGAAGAGATAGATGAAGAGACGTATAAGGAACTTGTTAAGCGGTTTCCGAAAGGAATTAATTTTGACGATCTTACAGTATATGAGTCCGATGATTATACTGAAGGTGCTCAAGAACTTGCATGCGTCTCAGGAGCATGTTTAATATGATAAAATATTGAAATATAAAAGAAATGTGACTAATAGTGAATTATGAAAATGAAGAAAAAATTAGAAAAAGTTATGAATGATTTATGTAAAACTTGCAAGACTTAAAGATGATTCATATGAGTAATATTTGACTTTTTAACAATAATTTGATATACTAAAAATATGAAAAAAGAGATTAAAAGTCCTAAAAGATGTATTATATGTAAAGAGAAATTAGTTCAACTCGTAAAAGATGATGAGGGAAATAAAAAATTCGTTGATCCTAAAGATGTTTACAAGTTTAAAATAATTTATGCAGGAATTTTTTGTTCTGTTTGTAAAATTAAATATATGAGTATAGATGACTGATTTAAAAGTAGAATTAAATAATTTTTCACAAGATGATTTTGATATGATTTATGGAATTGGGTATCATTATCTTCTTAGAGATGATGAAGGAATTGTAGTGACTTATAAAGGATTTAAATTTGTTATTTGGAAGGACTTCAGAACTTCAACGGTAAAGATAGAGCAATTAGATAAACAATATCATGACATTCCGGATGGTAATTTAGTTTGGCATCATCCAGATCCTATTGAGATGAATTAATGAATAAAGAAGAAAGATATAATTTGTATGAAAAGGCTTTTAAGCAATGGGGTGTCGATTCTCAGATACTTCAATTAGCTGAAGAATGTTCTGAGTTAATTCAAAGATGTATAAAAGTCGTTAATAGAAGTCATACAGAGGAAACATGGTTAAACTTTTTTGAAGAACTTGCAGATGTTTCAATTATGATGGAACAAATGGAAATGAAGTATGGTGAATATATTAAAGAATATCGAAAGAAGAAATTACAACATTTTAAAGATCGACTTATTGGGTAGATAACTGAATTGAAAAAGAATATAAAGGAGATTAAAGAATGAAAGAACAAGAATATTTTAATGAAAAGTTAGTAGAGAGTGCAGAGATTAATGTAGATGTAGACGAGACGCACAAGGAACGTATTAAAGCATTAACGAAAATTTTTAAATTTGCTTTTGGACAACCTGTAAGTGATTTTAAACAAATTCTTGATTATGCTTTTTACGTCAATGGAGTTCCTAAAGCAGAATCGCAAGGTAAGTTAGAAAAAGTTATAGTGAATTTTATTACTGCTATAAGGTATTTTACATATCTTGGAATGGACGAAGAGAAGATTAATAGACAGATGTCAAATTACGGTATAACGATTAATAGAACTGACTGGAGTCCTGTAGGTGGAGATAAAGCAAATCAAAAGAAATACTTGAAAGCTTGGAGTGATTTATATCCCAATGATGATCCAATGAATGTTGACGACAGTCTTTTGAAGTTTCTTTTGGATGAAGGTGTTAAGAGTAAGTTTGAGATATTAGTACTTAAAGATGAAGTTGAAACAATCAGTGAACATGTTGAAGAACGTTGTGAAGTCTTAAAGAGTAGTTTTAAGAGTGGCGTTAATTTAAAAACGATGATATTAAAACAAAAGGATATTGGAGATAAAGTCGCTAAAATTGAGAAGAAGGCTGATGAAGTGTCTCAAATAATTGAAAGACTTGGGTAGATTATGTATTTAATATCAATCGACTGTAATGGTGATAGATATCATATTACTAAAGAATTGCTTGATGAAATTCGCGACTATTCTTCAGTTATGAAAAATTTTATTGAAGCAAATTTATATTTAGGTGAAGATTTCTTTAATAAATTTGAAAGGTTGACTGGAGTAAATTTACCTTTACGTTATAATAGAAACGGAGCAAATTGTGAGTGACATACAATTTTACGTTTCTAGTGCCGGGCTTGCAGGCGATTCTTTTAAATTACTTGTAGGGGTTCAAAATGACATTAAATTAGTTGAGGGGTTTATTGAAGGGTTTTTTGGTACTTGGAATTTTAAGAGAGCCAAAAAACGATTAATTAAGAAATTTAAGATACTTGAAGCTAGTCATATAGAGTCTACAGATAATGAATTGTTAAGTAAGGTGGATTTCAGTTTTATTAAAGAACTTTCAGAAGGCGATTTAATAATTGTTCAATGTAAAGAAAGAATGTCTCCTGAGCAAACTGAAAGAATTAGTGCTGTTATGAGTGGACTTAAATTGAAATGTGAGTATCTTATAGTACCTTATAACCTTGAAATAGATAGAGTATATAAAAATGTTTTAATGAATAAAAATGGAGTTAACGAATGATAATAAATGAAAAAAATAAACAAAAAATAGAATATACACATGATGAATTGGTAAGTAAATACATTTCTTTATTTAATGCTGTATATGACTTACTTAGTGAACTTCGGATTGATGAAAAATGTCTTGAAGTAATGGCTAACGGATATTCTCCAGATTATCCAGGCGCTGTAGATTTGAAAGTAGATGAGAAATGGAGTAATCCTTACTGTAAAGTGCAATTATCAAAAGTAGTATCTAAAAAATTAATAGATTGTGGGGTTATATAATGAAACTAAAAGTTGTAAAACTTGAAGAATGCGGTTTTTCTAGTGCTCTTTTTGGGTTGTCTCTTAATAAAAATCAACCTATGGAGAATATGTATAACGTTGCTCTAAGACTTTGTGATAAAGACAGGGGTCATAATAAATTTTTAGAGAGCTGTATGACTTGGTGGGATATTACAGCTCCAAGATATTGGTGGCAGGAGTTTGACACGTATCGCGTTGGCGTTTCCAAACAATCTCAGTCTACAATGCATACTATTTTTGATACGCATTTGACACAAGACCATTTTGATGATATAATACCTGAAACGGTTTTGAATAATTTAAATCAATTATATGATACCGAAAATCTCATTCTACTTAAAAATAATTTACCAGAAGGATTCTTACAGAGACGTGAAGTAGTCATGTCCTATAAGGTGATTCGACATATCAATCAACAGAGAGCCAAACATAGATTGCCTCATTGGCAGGTTTTTTTGAAGAGTGTTAAAGAGCAATTAGATCATCCGGAGTTGATATGGAAAGAGAAATAAAATGCACATGGAAGAATTGTAAAAATGATGCAATATATTCTCAAGTAGCTAAGGATGGTGAAGTCTGGGCTAACCTCTGTGAAGAACATCATAATCTTCTTGAAGAGTGTATAAGTGATATTGAAAACCCTAAAAAACTCCTTGGAGCATGGATTAAAGCTCAAGGGGGTGCTAAAAGAGCAGCGGGAAGAATGGTTTAATAATATTAAAAAATTGTAAATAAAATATGGAGATAAAATGGAAAAAACTAATGCAAATGATTTTAAAAATATTTTAATCGTTAAACTTAATGATATGCCTAACACTAAACATTTCAATAAAAACAAACAGAGAATTGAGAAAGAATTGAGAAATAAAGGTTTTAAGGATGATGAATTTTTAGTTGTTGAACGGAATGTAGCATTTGAATATATAACGAGAAATTTATAATGTAAAGAAAATTGGCGTTACTCAACGATAGCTAGAAAGTTTAGAACGAAATATGATGAAGATTTTTTGAATGAATATAATAGAAATGGAATCAACACTATTGTCTTATTAGAAGGAGTAAATAAATGAAATTAAGTGACACATTAAGAATATTGGAAATTGAAGATATTCTAGAAGAAGCTAATAGAGTATATGATGAGACGGGAGAAAATGGTATTCCCGAAAGTGAGTATAACAGTCTCATGAAGGAACTTGAAGAAATAGATCCCACTAATTCTTTAATTAATCGAGTAGCATCTTCTAAAGTCTCTTCAACAGGTAAGGTAAGACATAAAAAACTTATGTTGTCACTTGAGAAAGTTTATACGATTGAAGACTTAACGAAATGGATGAATAAAGTTGCTAGAAGTCCTGAAGAACGATTCGTAGTGATGCCAAAATACGATGGTATTGCAGGAAGATTTAAAGATGGGGTTCTGTCTACGAGAGGTGATGGTGAAGAAGGAGAGAACATATCACATAGGATTCCTTTAATTGATTTCTATGAAGAAGAATATGACGGAGAACTTCTAATTACCGATGATATGTTCGAAAAGATAGTGAAAGAATCTCTTATAACACGTAAAGACGGAACTCCATTCAAAAATTCAAGAAATGCTGTAAGTGGTATTTTGAGTTCTGAATATGATATTTCCTGGAATCGAAGTGGTTTTAGACTTATACAATTCATGCCGTATCATTTTATATCAATTGAAACCACTATTCCTGTTATAGAAGAAACTATTACAACTCTTAAAGAACAATTTAAAGGGTATCCTACAGATGGTATTGTCGTAAAACTTGCAGATGAACAATATGCTGAAAGTCTTGGATATACCTTACATCACTATAAACATTCTATAGCACTTAAAGAAGATACGGAAACAGTTCAAACAGTGTTAAAAGACGTTGAATTTCAAGTAGCAAAGAATCATATAGGAATTGTAGGTATATTAGAACCGGTAGAAATTAGTGGCGTAACTGTTTCCAGAGTCAGCCTTCATAATATAGACTTCATAAAGTCTCATAATCTTAAAATAGGCGATGGAGTCATTATAAAAAGAGCGGGGGAAGTAATCCCGCATCTAGTAGGGTCTCTTGGAGGTGGAACTGAAGAGATTAAATGTATTAAATGTCCTAGTTGTGGATCGGATGTTACATTAGATGGACAATTTTATAAATGTATAAATCCTAATTGTTCAGATATGGAAATGAATAAAATAGTTTCTGCAATCAAATTATTAGGTATTAAAGGTATTGCAAAATCGACTGTTGAGAAATTATATAATATCGGTTTAATTTCAAATATTGTACAATTATTGAATGTCACAGAAGATCAATTAGTAGAAGCGGGGTGGAAAGAGGGTAGTAAGTCATTGACAAACATTCTTAAAGAATTGAAACGTGTTAAACATGCTCCGATTAAATTTTCTAAAGTCTTTGCAGCACTTAACATAGAAGGTTTCAGTACAGGTCTTTTTGACAAGATTTTTAAAGAAATGATTCCTGAAGACTTGATGGATTTACTTTTAGAAGATCCTCAAAAATCAATTAAAATACTTGAAGAAATACCTAATATGAGTACAGTAAGAGCCACTCAACTTGTAGAAGGATATGATTCAAAATTATTAATGGGTATGTTGGATAATCTTACAATAGATGTTAGTTTGAAAACAGTTGCTGAAGATCTTATGGATTCACGACAAGATGTTATAAGGACTATTTGTTTTACTGGAAAGATGCCAGACAAACGTTCAGATCTTGAAGAACTTGCAGAACAGAAAGGATATCATCCCGTAAAGTCTGTTAATAAAAATCTTGACATTTTAGTTGTAGAAGATCCAAGTATAGAATCGTCAAAATTAAAGAAGGCTGATAAATATGGAGTAAAGATAATATCAAGAAATGAATTTTATAAAATAATTGACAAGTGATAGGCGATGGAAGACTGGATAAATTTAGTAGAAAATAAAGATATTAAAGTGATATTAAGGAATGATTTAAGATTTGGTTTCTTTTGTTTCTTCAAGTATTTTTTACGATATATAAGGGAAAGTATAAAACCTAATGGTAATATAATAAAACGTGAAGATATTAGTAATGCTTATAATATTTTTTCATCGAGGGTTCCTAAAGCAACCTCTTCTGTGGAATTTGACAGTTATTCGACTTTGAGTGAATATACGACGACAACAACCGATGTTTATTTTTATACGTCAGCATCGTCAACAACTAATTAACATACGACAATAGCTGCGAGAACTGGGAATTATAATATAACAATTTAATTATGACTGGATTAGATTTACAAATAGAAAAATATAGACTTAAAACTGGATTAGGATATATTGATAGTATTATTGATTTTGTTGAGGAAAACAATCTATGTATATACGAAATTGCAGAACAACTACACGATAGTATAAAACATAACGTGTGGGTTGAAGCAAAAGAGCGTAACTTAACAAAAAATGACAATAATATTGATACATCTCTTTTTAAGTTTTTAGAAGAATAATAAATATAAAAGGAAATAACGAATGAAAATTAAAGAGATTACTGTTTCTGCTGGTTTAAAGATCAGCAAGAACTATAATACTACAGATAGTCATGTCGCATTTACTGCTGAAGTGAGTGAAGTTGATTACTTGACAGAATATGAAGAGTTGAGTATAATAGTACATGATTTAGTAGGTAAAGAAGTACAAAAGGGTTTAAAAGAAATTGAAAATAATACAATTAATAAGAGGAGATAAAAAAAATATGAGTAAATATAGTTTTGATTTTACAAAAAAACTGGAAGAACTGAAGAAAAAAGAAGAAGAATCAAAGAATTATGGAGATTCAAGATTTTGGAAATATACGTTTGATCCTAACACTAAAAAAGGATCGGCTATAATTCGATTTCTACCTGACAGACCTTCAAACGATGCTTTACCATTTGTTCAATATTTTTCGCATTGGTTTAAATATCATGATGGAAATACTTATCAGAAGTATATTGATAATTGTGCAACTACGATAGGTAAAGAGTGTCCCATATGCACAAAAAATCGAGAACTTTGGAAATCACCACACGAATCAGATATACAAGTTGCAAGAAATAGAAAACGTAAGAATCATTATGTTTCAAATATTCTTGTAGTTAAAGATCCAGCTAACCCTAACAATGAGGGTAAAGTATTTTTATGGGATTATGGTCCACAGATTTATAGTTATTTGTCTAGAGCTCTTTACGGTCCAAGTCCAGATGATGAAGATTATGTTGAAGGTAAAGATTACTCAAAAGAACTTTGGTGTCCTTTTGATCCAATAAAAGGTGGTAATTTCATCCTTAGATCGACTTTGAGAAAGAATACAGAGTATTTAACATATCTACCTTCAGAATGGGGCGATCGTGATGATCCCATCTTTCCTGAGTTAGATGATGATGAAAGAGATGAAAAACTTGATGAACTTTTTTCTTGTAAGAATCGTAATGGAGCAAATACGATTTCTAAACTAGATGAATGGGTTGATCCTAATAGGTTTCCTTCTGAAGGTTTAGTAAAGAAAAAATTATATTCAGTTCTTCAGATGGAATATTCGGATGTAGATGAAAATACTACTGATGATGGTAATAAAGAAGAGTATCCAGAGATCGATGAAGATGTTCAAGAAGATGTTCAAGAAGACGTTCAAGAAGACGTTCAAGAAGACGTTCAAGAAGATGTTCAAGAAGATGAAGAATCAGTTGACGCTTATTTAGATAAGTTATTAGACAAATAATGCAAGTAAGGTGCTTTTAAGTCACCTTAAAGGTGCTTTTAAGTCACCTAAGTGTCACCTTAAAGGTGCTTTTAAGTCACCTTTATTTTATTTTAATAAATACTAAAGAGGTTTTATGACAGAAGAAAATAAATCAAAAAAACAAATGCTTACTGAAGTACCTGAAGTTGAAAAACTAGAAGAAGATGACAAACCTGAAGTAAGTACGGAAGAATTATTACATGAGGGAGAATAAGATGAAAAAATGGATGGTTTTAGCACCCAATGGAAAGTCAGTTCAACTTTCTAAAGATGGATTTGTAGATATAGTATTATTACATAGACAAAAAGTTTCAGATGAAGAGTTAGTTAATAAATTTCCTCAATTGTTTATACCATGCTCGGTTAGTGATGAACCCATAGTAGAGAAGACAGAAGAAATTGAAGAGGTTGTAACGTCCGAGGAGAAGCAAATGCTTACTGAAGTGCCTAAATTAGAGGATGTTAAACCCGAAGACGACAAACCAGTGGTAGAACCAAGGACTACTGTAGAACTTGAAGATGATCCTATTATTAATGAAGGTATTAATGAAGACGATTATACAAAAAAACAACTTATTGAAATAGCAGAAGAAAGAAAAATTGAACTACCTAAATATGCTAATAAGAAAGATATTATAGAAATTCTTAATAAAGGTTAATATGGCAGTTCAACCATACGTCACATCTAAGGAGAAACTTATAGAATATATTCAAGACGAGTTAGGATATCCAATAGTTAGAGTAGAAGTGACGGAAAAACAGTATAATAACAACATTAACAAAGCGATTGAAGAATTTGTTGAAGTTGCTGAAGGTGGAGTTCAAATGAGATTTGCCACATTAACTACGACTGCGGGTACGTTTGATTATGCTTTAAATTGGGATGTGCATGCAATTATTCAAGTTTATAACGATGCAAATGCAGGATGGATTGCAGTATTTCCCGATAAGGCCGTTGCAGATTTATACGGCTCTAAGGTACTACCTTCGGGTGATTTAATCAGTGTTGAGTTTACTAGGAATTATTTATCTACACTGGAACATTTATTTGACACTAACCCTAGATTTGATTTTAATTCAGTAACTAAGAAATTGCATCTTTTTGAAGATCCTGGGAATGATACTTTTGCATATGCATATTATCAAAAGATGGATAGTAGTTCTGAATCAAACATATATGATAACATTTGGATTAAAGATTTTAGTGTTGCTTTATGTAGACTTCAGTGGGGTCGTAATTTAATGAAGTATGCAGGAACACCACTTCCAGGAAACGTTCAACAAAATGGAATGGAAATTATTTCAGAAGCTAAAGAAGATATTGAAAGACTTAGATCTGATTTAGACGAGAAATATTCACTCCCAGCAGGTTTTATATATGGGTAAATTTAATATGAGTTAAATTATGTTAAAATCGTTGATAATAACTATATTTGCCGTGATGGTTTATTCTGTCACGGCTTTTTCGTTTAATGGATATAAAAATTATATTTTAAAGTTTAATCCAAAAGTAAATATAACAGATATTTACGATATTGGATATTCTACGATTAATGCAGGTCAAGAATATAACATCGATCCTGTTATGATTTTGGCAGTAATGAAGGTCGAATCGTATTTCAATAAACTTGCTTATAATTCTCTTGATGCGAGAGGATTGATGCAAATTCGAGTACCTATTTGGTTTAATACTTTGAAGAATAATGGATTAATGAAATCTTGGAAAGATTTTTATGATCCTGAAAGAAATATTCATTCCGGGGTTTTTATTCTTAATTTATATCGTAAAGAATGTAATCGCAATGGCAATGTAATGAAATGCATGTTACAGCGATATAATGGAGATCGTGGTGGATATAAATATTATATGAAAGTTATGAAATCAATTAGACAATTTCATAAATTGAATAACTTAAAATTAGAAGTTTCAAATAATATAAATACTATTAAATTTGGGGTCGAGCAGATTCGATTAAAATTATTAAATTTAGATGGGCGATTCGTAGTTGATCTTAGTGGTCTACGTAAAAATTCGATCAAACAACAACTGCAAACAACGCAGATTATAGTCTTAATGTAGTAGCGAAAGCTGCTTAATTGAGTGCTTTTTTAATCTTATTCTCACATGGATTATTAAAGTATAATATAGAGTGAGATTGTTGATGATATTTTCTGCGAATGTTATCAAGACGTTTAAGCAGATATAGCATGATTGTTTGATATTGTTAAAATCATACTTGAAAAAAATAAACAATATCTATAATCGTAAATAAGATTTAAATTAATAATTATTAAGACCGGGAGGGCAGCTCTCCCGCGACTCCACCATACCAACTACGTGAAATATATGAATCATTTTAATAAACCACTTGATATTTTATTTGAAGAAAAAAATGAAAAATTAATATCTACAGTAACATTCGAAATTGAGATACCTTTAGTTAATTATAAAGATAAGGGAACTTTACAGAAAAAATATGCGTCTAGAGATACACGAACACCGGTATTAGTTGCTAAAGATAAAATATTAAAAATATTAAAAATTAAAAAATTACCTTTAAATTTAGATATAACAGCATTTTTTAAAAAACAAAATTCAAAAAATACAATATTTACTGTTCATGTAGATGGAGCAGATGAAAAATTTTTAATAAAATTATTAGATTCTTTAAATGACTAAATTTATATTATACAATTCTAATGGAGAAAAAAAAGATATACCCGATAAAACTGAAAAGTCTGATCATGAGACTTCTTTAGAATTTTTAAAAAACATGTATTCATATTTAAAAGATGAAAGAGATAAACGTATAAAAAGTCTTGTAATCATATCCCTTAATGATACTGGCGATGAAAGTATAACAGATTTTTCATTAGCTGGATTTAATTTACCTTCCGATGACTTAATTGTTTTGATGGAAAAAATTAAAATGAAGTTGTTGTTAGATGAAAATATGTAGTTAAATATTACAAGTTTTTAAATTAATAAATATACTTAAATAACACTTTAAGTATATTATTATGACTGACAGACAAATATATTTTGATTTTTCCAAAACGTCCCCATTTACGTCTACTAATGATCTAACTCTGCAAGAAAATGAATGGAGTGTTGTAGAGTCTTTAGATAATATCCTCACCAATGAACCAGGCACCTTAGTTTATAAAAAAAGAAATGATGGTGCCAGACTTCAACAATTTCTTTTCGATCCTATTGATAGTGTTACAGGTTACAATATATTAGAAGAAGTTGAAAATGCTATTTCTTTATTTGAACCAAGAGCGAAAAATGTAGAGGTTATTGTAACTCCTTTAGTAGATGAAAACACGTTTAGAATAGATATAAGTTGTAAGATAGATGAATCCGATCGGGTATTGGTATTATCCAACACACTTGAAAAATTAAGGTAGGGAGAATAAATGAGCACTCAATTTGCACTTAATGCTTTACGATTTGAAGATATTAGACAAGCTATTGTAACATATTTAAAAGAAAATAATCAATACGCAGGTGAATTAGATTTTACTGGAAGCAATATAGGTTATTTTATTGATATTATGGCATATTATTCAATGCTTCAAAGTTATCAAAACACTCTTCAATCTAATAACATTTTTTTAGATACAACTGAAATAAGAAAAAATGCTATAAGTATTGTTAAACAAATGGGATATAGACCTAAAAGGAAGATTTCTTCAAAATTTACGGGTTCTATAGAATATCATGGAAATACTACTGCAAGTCCTGCACAGACCTTTGTTGATGGTGACACTATAACGATACCTTCAAGAACCTCTTTTACTGCAGGTGATTACACGTTTATTAATAAAGTTCCGATAACTTTAACATATCAAAACGACGTGTTACTATCAGGGTATTTTATAGCATATGAAGGTGAGTATAAGACTTTGACATATTATGGAACTGGAGAGAAGTATCAAAGTTATGTGATACCTTCAGAAAATGTGGAGGATGATTCGTTAATTGTTAAAGTTCGAACGACAAATTCAGCGACTAGTACTAATGTCCAATGGGTTCAAGCAGATTCTTTCTTTACTACTAGTTCGGATGATATATATTTCGTAGAAGAAGATTTAGTTAATCAATACAGACCTAAGATTATATTTGGAGATGGTCTTATAGGTAATATTCCCGCTTCTACAGAAACAGTGACTATAGAATACATAGAGACTTCAGGAGAAGATGCAAATGGACAGACTTCAATTTCTTTTACATCGACACCTAATGCTACTTATACTACAGGATCAGGATCTTCATTTACTTTTGATGTTTCTAATCTTATAATAGATATACCGTCAAATCAAGTATCTTATGGTGGTAAGGATAATGAGACTTTAGAGAGTATTCAATTTACTGCACCAAGATATTATTCAACAGGTGGACGTGTAGTTGCAACAGAAGATCTTAAAATAATGTTGTCAGATTATGAATCTTCTCTTAAATATTATAACGTTATTGGTGGAACTACATTATATCCCGGCAATAAAGATGAATTAGGTTATGCATACATTACCGCAGTTCCTTATTTTACAGAACATGAAAATTTTTTACTAAATGAATCAATTTATTTAAGTGAGATTGAAGAAAATGCAATATTACCAGATTTGATTACAAAATCTGTAATAGCAACTATTAGAAGATTTTTAAAGCCGACTTATATATATTTAACACTAAGTCCTTATGTAGAGGTTTCCGCTAGTTATACAGATAGTGAGATAGAAAATATTATAAGTACAGCATATAGTAATATTCAAACATATAGAGATAACAATTTAAGTGGTCTTGGAAAATTTTATAGAACAGCTCAATTAGTGGCGTCATTAACGGGTACTACCGGTGTTATTGACGCAGATATGGATATAACACATTATTTTAGTATTGGTGCAGATACGTTATATAATACTAAATCGTCTTCTTTAAGATTACCTGTTTTATATCAGAAGACTACAGAAGGAGTTATACTTTATGATGATGATAATAATCCATTGACAACTAACTTTATTCAAAAAAGATCAGATTTGATAACTACTGCAAATTCTACATTAGATGAAGAAGATCAGTATACTCAGTTTACATATCCCATTTCTAGTTCGTCTATTTACGGATCATTAAGACATAAAAATTCAAATCGATATTTATATAATATCGATATTAGTAGAGTTGAAATATTGACGTTTAAGGAAGAAGGTGCAACAGGTCAAGAGTTTATTTCTTATATATCAAAAACATTTACTGATCAAAACGAAGTTGAATGGACGTCAAATTTGTATGAAAATGGGACAGATTCGTGGCAGATTCAATTAAATGGTAGACATATCGCCCAATTAAAGAAAACCGGATCAACTTATTATATATATGAACCAGATTCTACTTTCCTTGAAGATACTGTAGGTGTGATTTCGGAAACAGTTAGTGATACTACTACTTGGGTTTCGATTGGTAGTGTTACAGAAGTTGAGAATGGAGTAACTGAAGAATATTATAGTATTAGTTTTCTTCTCTCTAACACTACCTATACAGACGTTAGAATTTATGGAGAAACTAAATTAGGTGATGCAGATTTTGACGCATCTACATTTACATGGTCGTGGAGTAATCTTAAAACATTATTAGATTTTAATAATGATAGTGTTACGTTTACTGAACTACTTGCTACTGTAGGAGACGAAGAGAACTTTTTAAATGTTAATACGACTACTTCTACAGATATTATATTATCAGTTAAGAATGTTAAAGGGACATTCAGTTTAAATAATTATAATAATGAGTTTTTAGTAGGTTGTAATCAAAGAAACGATTTTAAAATGGAAGCAGATTATACATTGACTAGAAATGATATAAGTGCTACTGATAATTCATGGGAAGCTGGAAAAAGTTATGTTCTTGAAAATTTTATATTATGTTCTAATGGTTATATATGTGAATGTACTACAGCAGGTACTTCGGGAACTACAGAACCTACGTGGCCGACTGTTTATACTTACGGAGAAACTCAAACAGATAATACGGTTACGTGGACAGTAGTTGCAGACACGTCAGATGTAGATAATAAATATATAGAATATGAATTTTCAACAATGTCATCTATTACAGGTACTTTTGAACAGACTATAACATTGAATGCTGAAAAATCATTTGAGATAGAAGTAGATAATACTCATGTTAATTCATATGTAGGTGCTAGTGGTGCTAGTTATCAGGAATTTGGTTTAACAACAACAGCAGTAACTGGTCATGGTCTTTCAACTACTACGTATACAATAACCGTAAATGGAATTATTTATGATATAAGTACAACTAATGGTGAGACGTTTGCAGATTTAGTAACTAATTTAAATTCTGCATTTACTGATTTTACTGCAAGTTTTGAAATAGACGATATAAGAATAACTCATAATACTTTAGGTGTGGGTTACGATGTTTCAATTACTGATGGAGTTTCTGGTTCAAATCCATTATTAACTGCTTTAAGTACAACCGTTGATGATGCGTTACATACTACCGGTATTGGTAAAATGGCTTCTAAATGGTTTCATATGTATACTCCAAATAATGCTGATCATTATTACGTTTGGTTAAAGAATGGAATTCACGAAAAAAGTACTTTTACATGTATTGCAGATGTGGGCGGTGCTTTAGATCAAGATTATATAAATTTTGAAGTGATTGACAGTTCTGATACCATTAATAAATATTTTGTTTGGTATAATATTGATGGTTTATCTTCAGCACCTTCAGTTACTGGAACTGGTATTGAAGTAGTTTTAGCTACAGACGCTATTAATACAGTTGTTGCCAGTTCAACACAAACCGCAATTGATGCTGCAAATATTGATGTTACTGTTACAGCGAATGGTGGCAATCCTGAAATATTAACGATTGAGAACGATTATCCGGGAACTGTTGACAATGCATTGAGTGTGAATTCTACTGGTTTTACTTCTTTAAATAGAGATGCTGTAGGTCTTGATGCAACTGATCCAAAACCTGACGTTCTTAAAGGTGAAACATGGATAGATCTTCCAGTATTAATAAGATCAGGAGATGCTTATACAACGATTGCAGAAGCTTTAAAAAATAGTATTGATGGTTTAGACGATTTTACTGCAACTAGAAGTACAGGAACTATTACAGTAGATTGTGTAGATGAAGGTAAAACCACACTTTATGAAGGTGATTCTACAAATGAAGCAGATGAGTTACTTTATAGATCAATATTTGGTTCTGAAGGTTATAATTTGTTGGTATCACCTTTTGATGAATCTAAATCTGGATTTACATTTACTACAGTTTCAGGAGAATCTGGTGGTTATAATATTGATTTAAATCTTGAAAGAATTGTTGCAGG